TTTAAAAGTTACTTTGTGGGAGAAATAACAAATCGAAACATGGAACAAATTTGAAGGGCGCGAAAATCGAATGGTAACGCAGCGTTACCAAATGGCCCGGAGCGTTCTTACAAACTCAAATCAATAGGGGTTGGTATTTCATGGTCCATCTCCTTCAACCAGACGGATCGAGTTTATGTGGCCAAACATGCGTCGCTATGATTGCCGGCATATCGCTTGATGAATCGATTGCGGCATTTGGTGGAAAGCGAGGAGGCACCAGGACAAGGGATGTAGTTGAAGCCCTTAGAAAGCTAGGGATCGAATGCGGCGATCCGCCGTTAATCAGGATTGATGGTAACTGCTTCATTTCAGATACGTGCATCGTTAAACTTCACTTCGATTGGATAAGTAAAACGCACTGGACCGTTTGGCATGAAGGGCGTTATTACGATCCGTCTCGCGTTTTGGCGGAGCAATTGGCAAACATGGGCAGATACCCCGACGGAGTTCGCGCAACGTCGTATCTGCCTATCTATTTGTGATCGAGATAATCGTTATTCGGAGGTGGGGTGGATGTAGTGGCGAGAAAGCGCAGCACAAACCGCTCGGCGGCGCTCAAGCTTTGGCTTAAAAGCGGCCGCGAGAAGAAGTTGACGGAGATCGCCGAAGAACTCGGCATTTCGCCCGCCTTGGTCCGCAAATGGAAGTTCCAGGACAAGTGGGACGAGATCCCATTGAAACGCCCGCGTGGGGCGCCGAAGGGCAATAAGAACGCCGTTGGAAATAAGGGCGGGGGCGCTCCACCGGGCAACACGAACGCCATGAAACACGGGCTTTACCGAAAGCTTATGCCAGACGATCCCGAGTTCCAGGAGCTTCTTGAAGTGGCGCAGGAGCTTGACCCGCTCGACATCCTCTGGCAGGGCGTGACGGTCGCCTATGCAAAGATGATGTGGGCGCAGCGGATCATGTTTGTTAGGGCTAAGGACGACATGACGAAGGTTCTAAAGCGCGAGAAGTTCATGCCCGGCAAGTTTGGCGACGGAACAGAAGAAGAATACGAACTTCAATTCGCTTGGGACAAGCAGGCAACCGACATCAAGGCGTTTGCAGCGATCAACCGCGAACTTCGGTCCGCAATCAAGCAGTTCCTTAACGCCGCTCCCGAGAATGACGAGCGCCGGGCCAAGCTGGAAATTATGCAGGCACAGGCCGAGAAGGTCAAGGCGGAAGCCAAGAAAGCGCAAATTGAAGCCAGGGATGCGGCGGGTGAGAGCGGCAACGACGCCCACGAACAAGGCAAGTCTTACGAGGCGGCGCTTAACGCTCAAGCCGCGGATGTGTTTGCAGACGAGGTGACCGGCGATGGCGAAGAAGCGTAAACGCACAACCTCGTTCAAGTTCCAGCCGTTCAGCCGCAAGCAAAAACAGCTTCTGTCTTGGTGGACGGACGCGAGCCCGTACAAGGATTATGATATGGTGATCGCCGAGGGAGCGATCCGTTCGGGAAAAACGATCGCCTGCATCGACTCGTTTATCACCTGGTCGCTGGCAAAGCACCGCAATCAAAACTTCATTGTTGCCGGCCGGTCGATGGGTGCGCTCAAGCGCAACGTGCTCGAGCCCATGTTTCAGATTCTCACGGCCAAGGGCATCGACTACCATTACCATCGATCCGAAAACCCGCACATCATCATCGGCACGAACACCTATTACTTGTTCGGCGCCAGCAACGAAGCCAGCCAAGACGTGCTGCAGGGTTTGACGGCGGCCGGCGCATATCTAGACGAGGTTGCGCTGTTCCCGAGGTCGTTTGTCGACCAGGCGATTGGCCGGTGCTCAGCTGAAACGGATGGCTACGGCGCGAAGCTGTTCTTTAACTGTAACCCGGGCGGGCCGTATCACTGGTTCAAGCTGGACTTCATCGACAAGGCGAAGGAAAAGAAGATTCTCGTCCTTCACTTCACGATGGACGACAACCTGAGCCTGTCCGAGAAGGTGAAGGAACGGTTCCGGCGCATGTTCTCCGGGGTGTTCTTCAAACGCTACATTCTCGGGCTGTGGGTAATGGCCGAGGGCGTCATTTACGACATGTTCGACGACGCCCGGCATAAGGTTCCGACGATCGATCGCGACTACATCGAATACTACATCAGCTGCGACTATGGCACGCAGAACCCGATGACGTTCGGACTGTGGGGCAAGAGCGGCGGTGTTTGGTACAAGGTCAAGGAGTACCATTACGACGGCCGGAAGGAAGGCAAACAGAAGACCGACGAGGAATATTACGCCGATCTTGAAGCGTTCGCTGGAAAAGAATATATCCGAGCCGTGATTGTCGACCCTTCGGCAGCATCGTTTATTGCGACCATCGAAAAGCATGGTCGCTTTTTTGTTGAGCCCGCAAAAAACGATGTGCTTGACGGCATTCGAAACGTGGCGACGGCGCTCAGCAAAGGCTTGATCAAATACAACGACTGCTGTGTCGAGACGTTCCGGGAGTTCTCCAGTTACATTTGGGACGAAAAAGCGGCTAAACGCGGCGAGGACAAGCCTTTGAAACAGAATGATCACCAACTAGACGCGGACCGTTATTTCGTGAACACGATCTTATTCCGCGGTGAGTTGCAATACACCAACCAGCGTCCTGCAGGCTGGTAAGAAAGGAGAGATACGCTTGACCATCGTCTACACCAAACAACGTTTCCCGCCGCCTCCATTCGATCAAGAGGTAGCACTGATGCAATATTACCGAGCCCTGTACGAAGGCGATCACGCAGAGATTTTCCCGCGCGCGGGCAAGGTGTCGAAGGACATTGTGTTCGTCAATAAGCGCGTCGGCGTTAAGACGTGGAAACTGGAAAAGCAGGTTGTCGACGTCAATCGCTTGTACGTCGTCGTCAACTTTTGCAGCCTCGTCGCCGAGATTCCGGCCGATCTTATCAACCGGGCGCTCGGCAACATTTCAGCCGACGCCGAGGAAGGCCCGGAGCTCGAATTTGTGTCCAACGTCGTAGCTGCGAGCAAGCCGAACGAGAAAATATGGGCCGCCGTCACGCAGCACCAGGTGGACGGCCTGATCGCTTACCGGGTGCGCCGCGATGCTAAGGGCAAGGTATGGTTCGAGTGGATGCTTGGCGATCGATACTTCCCGCATGAGGACGGCATGGGCGCGGACATCGCGTGGATCGAGACGTGGACGGATAAAAACGGGCAGCCCGAATCGTACCTCCGCGTCGAGCGGCAGCAATTGGTTGACGACGGCCTGTCGGTTCAGCAGTTCGTTTACAAGATGGAAGATAACACGGTCGGGGACGAGGTTGACAAGGCCGCATATGCCGAACGATTCAGCGTTGAGATTCCCGACGACGTGCTGCTGCCCGGCGTGACCGAGCTGCTCTGCGGCGCTATTACCAACGACGAAACACTGCTTCATCCTCGGGGCCGGTCGGCTCTACGTAACATCGACGGCATCCAGGAGGAAATCAACTGGACGATCACGCGGGATTCGATCGTCTTCGAAAAGCACGGCAAGCCGAAACTGGCGATCCCGAAAATGCTATGGGAAACTGTTGCGCAAAACAATCTGCGTGATTACGGCTCCCGCTTTGTCCGAAACGCCGACCTCGAGGTAGTCAGTTACGACGAAAACAAGGGAGCAATTCCGCAGTACATCACCTGGGATGCCAAGACGCAACAGAGCTTCGAACATGTCACGCGGCTCATCAAGTACATGCTGGCGATCAGCAAGACTTCGCCGCAGGCGGCCGGACTCGAAGATGGCAGGGGCGACTCCGGCGTCGCGCTCCTCTACCTCTGGATTCAAAGCGTCATCAAGGCAGAGGCGATCAAGGACAAGTTTGACGCCGCGATCAAGGACGCCATTCGCAAATGCATGATCCTCGAAAACGCAATCGGCGGCACGCAGTACGAGGTTAAGGCACCGGTCATCGAATGGGGCGACATGCTGCCGAAGGCGGACAGCGAGAAGGACACCGAAGAGATCGCGAAATACGAGGGCGGCGTGCAGTCGCTTGAAACGACCGTGCGCAGAATGCATCCGGACTGGTCGGAAGAGGCGATCGAGGCGGAAATCCAGAAAATCCAGGACGAGAAGGCGGCGGATACGCTCAACCCGACCTATACGCAACCGCCGCGGGTGATGGTGTGAGATGGCGACGGCTGAACAAGTTATCGCGCTGTATGCGCGGGCAGACGAACGGCTGCGGGCGTTGGTGCAATCGCTCGAAGAAGGCAGCGTAAGCCGCCGGCGGAAAGAGGAGCTGCTGCGGCAGATCGAAGCGATCATTGCCGAATTGACCGGTCAGGCCGGCCAGCAGATGGCATCCTTGATCGGCGACGAATACCGCTCCGGGGCCGCGGCGGCCGTTGAGCAGATGGTTACCGCGGGGCTCGCGGCCGAATCCATCGACGATACGCTTAAGCCGCTGATTCACCAGCGCGCTGCGCAGGCGATCATGGACGAGGCGTTTTACTCTATCCTTGAAGCGTCTGACCATATGAGCGCGGATGCGAAGCGCCGCATTGAGGATGCGTCCCGAATCGCAAACGAGCGGTCACTCCTGGAAGGCGTTAGCCGCCGGCAGGCGACCCGGGACGCTGTCGCTCAACTCAACCAGCAGGGCATTACCGGCATGATCGCCAAAAACGGGGCGCGGATCCCGGCAGACAAGTACATGGCCGGCGTCGTCCATTACCACCAGCGTAAAGCCCATGTATCCGGCGCCGAGAACATGATCGTGCAGAACGGCATTGACCTGGTCTACGTCAACTATGTCGGCATCACCTGCGAATTGTGCGCCAAGTATCAGGGCCGAGTGTACAGCATAAGCGGGCGCGACCCGCGGTTCCCGAAACTGGAGGTCCGGCCGCCGTACCATTCCCATTGCGTGCATTCGCTGAGCGCATGGATTGAGGAATATACGCCGGCGGGCGAGGTTGAACGGATGATCGATCAGTCCAATCGACCGTTCGTCGACAACCGGACGGAGGCGAACATCCGTCGGTACGAGCGCATCCAGCGCGAGAAGTCACGCAAGAACGAGACACGCAAGCAGTGGATCCGCTATAAGGCGGTGTTGCCGAACGATACGCCGAGTCTCAAGCAATTTGCCATCATGAAGGCGCGGAACACGGAGTCATATCGGGAATTGCAGGAGGCGTACCGGCAGGTTAATGCTAAGTTGAAGGAGAGTGATGCAGGTGAATGAGATTTTAGAGCGCCGAGCCAAGCGTGAAGGGAAGGTGACCCCGAAGGCTTGCGTCGAAAATCTCTTGCAAGCAATTGAAAGCGGCGATGTCGAAACGGTCATATTCGTCGCTCGACAGCCGGATGGAGTGATCAAGACCGGATGGAGCAATACGCTTCATACAGAACTGCTTGGTCTACTTGAATGCGGGAAGAATCATGTGATGTGGGAAATGTCCGAATGAAGGTCGCTCAAATGAGCGTCTTTTTTATTTCCGTCCTAACCGTTGTAAGACGTAAAACTGCGATCGAGGACAGTCCACCCGGACTTTAAACAGGAGGTCATTATGTTCGAAACGATTGCGAGACCCTATACGCTCCGTATGAATCTGCAGCTGTTCGCCGGTGACGGTGGCGGCTCCGGAGGGTCCGGTGGTTCCGGCGGCGGCGAAGGCGGAGAAGGGGGCAACGGCGGAGGCGCAGACGGCGAGAAGAAGTTTACCCAGGCCGAGCTTGACGCAGCCATTCAGTCGCGGCTCTCGCGGGCCGAGAAGGCCGCACAGAAGGCGCTGGCGAAGGAATTGGGCTACGACTCGGTCGAAGCTATGACGGCCGCGCTGAAAAAGCAAGATGGCGGCTCCAAAGGCAAAGAGGGCGATGACAAAAAGACCGAGCCGGTCGACATCGAAAAACTGCTGGACGAGCGCCTGAAAGAACGTGAGAAGGAGCAGAACGAAAAGACGTTCAAGCGCCTGCTCACCGCCGAGGTAAAGGTTTTAGCGAATGAACTCGGGTTCGCCGACTGGGAGGATGCGCTCAAACTCGCCGACCTGTCGAAGTGCAAGGAGAACGACAAAGGCGAGATTGAGGGCGTGAAAGAAGCGCTGGAAGACTTGGCGAAGAAAAAGCCGCACTTGCTCAAGCAGAAGCCGGGCGGCGGAAAATTCGGCGCCGATGTCCGCAACTCTCCGGACGAGAAGAAGAAGACAAACGAACGGCTGATCGAACTCGCAAAGAACCGCGGTGTCGTCGCCAAAGTCGAAAACGACCCGTGGGCAAGAAAATAGCGGAGGTGCATGAAGGATGCGACTGCAACCGAAAAGTCTGTTCGAAGTCCAAGACGACTATGAGATTCTGGCTTCCCTCGAAGTGGTCCGCGAAGTGACAAACGGCATCACGATCGATTCGTCGGCCATTACGGCCGATAGCAACGGTGACAAGATCATCAAGAAGGGCATGCCGATGGCAAAACTGACCGCGAGCGGCAAGTATGTGCCGTACAACCCGGCCGGCAATGACGGCAGCGAAAACCCGTCGGTCATCTTGAAGCGTACTGTCAACGTCAAGGACGGCGACCATGTTGTCGGTGCCTACGAGGTGGCTAAGGTGATCGCGGCCCGGATTCCGGTCACCGTGGACGACACGCTGCGTCAGAAGATGCCGCATATCGTCTTTGCCTGATTCTCAAAAAGAAAGGACTGATTACGAGAATGAGCAAATTCTTGCTTAAAATGAACCTGCAGACGTTTGCAGAGACGCCGGAAATCTCTCAACTCGAAGAAGCACTGTCGGGCGAAGAACTGCTTGTCTACGCCCGTAATCTCTCGATCCCGAACGACTATTGGCATGAAATCTTTTTCCCGCCGGAGCAGACGGAAGAACTGACGGTGGACGTCATCAAGTCGATGAGCCGGCTTCCGGTTATGGCTCAAATCGCCGAGCTCGGCACGGAGACGCGGTATGGTTCGCGTGAAGGCGTCAGCGGTCAGCGCGTGGAAATCCCGAAAATCCAGCGTGGCCGCTGGATGGACGAAAAGCTGATCCGCTTGCTCCTGATCGCATCGCAAAATACGGGCCTGCGCCGGCAGGAAGTGGCGCAAATCGTTCGGGAACAATTGAACGATGCACAATACTGCGTGGATGCAATCCGCGCCCGCAAGGAATGGGTTGCTATGCAGGCTGTTACACTTGGTGCGGTCAATTACGTCGAAGGCGACGTTCGTGTCCAGGTCGACTGGGGTTACACGCCGGAACAAAAACCAGTTCTGACCGGGACGGACCGCTGGAGCGATACGGAGAACTCCAAACCGCTTCAAGACATCCAAAACTGGTGGAATTACCAGGCTGACCGCGGCGTGCGTCTGACGCGCGCGTTCACGAGCCGTCAGGTGCTTTCGTACCTGCTGCAAAACCTGTCGCTGCGTCGGCACTACTTCGGTAATCCGAGCGGTAATGCTGAACCTCCGCAACTCAATCAAGCGCAGCTTGACGCTGTGTTTGATTCCCTTGGACTGCCGAGAATCGCCACCTACGACACGCAGGCCCGCGTCGAGCTGGATGCGCTGTCGAATGGCAAACTCCAATTCCAAACGGTCCGCATGGCGCCGCAGGATCGGTTCGTGATGCTGCCGGACGGCCCGCTCGGCAACTACCTGTGGGCGACGTCCACGGAGGAACTGGTCGACGGCATCGAAGCCGAGCAGACCGGCGACATGGGCATCTACGTGTTCCGCGATCTCGTGTCGAAGCATCCGCTGCGGATCCGCACGGTCGGCGTCAACCTCGCATTCCCGGTCTTCCCGTATGCCGATTCCGTCATTTCGGCAACGGTCATTTAATCGGAGCGCCTTCGGGCGCTCTTTCTTTTTGAAAGGGTGATGAAGATGAGCGTAAAGGTCAAAGTGACGGGAGTTGTCAAATATGCCGGCCGATGGCGGTATCCGGGTGACGTCCTCGAAGACGTGCGCGACGAGATCGCTCAGCAATTGGTCGAGCAGGACGTGGGCGAGATCGTTTCCGAGGAAGAAACAAAGGCCAAACCAGCCTCCAAAAGCGCCAAATCGTCGGAAGGCGACAAGTAGGTGACCGGCCATGGACCGCCAAGAAGTAGCGGACTGGATCGCGGCCAACCTGCTCGATACCGATGCCTGGGACCGGGCGAGCGAGCAAAAGCAGGCTGTCGCCGTCGTGCAGGCCGAGCG